TAGGCACTTATCGAATTAAAAAATGCTCCTACAGAAAATGTTGATAGATCTTTGTTTAAGTTTGAAAAGTTATCAATATCATTACTTATGCAAGTTATCTGACTAAAGGCATCATTTGTCAAAGCACCAGTTATTTTTGTGGTCTTGCTTTCTGGAAATGGTTCATCAGTAATGTCTGTAACAGTAACTGCAGAAAGACCAAGAGGATCTCCTGAAGCATCTTTCCAATTAGAGACATCTCTGCCAGCCTCATCTATCAAACTTATATAGTCAGCCTTATCGTCCAAAGCCCACAAAGCGATTGGATGCTCTGCATATATTTTTTCTGCGTACAGATTTGATGGATTAGACATTATAAGTCTATTTTACCACAGAAGGCTACTTGTTTATTTTAATTTCACAGTAGTCTGTGGTGCAGTACATCTCTCCTTGAGCCTCAAGATTTTCTGCTCCGTCATAAATAGCAGCAAAATCAATATGCTTCAACTTACCAATATAGGACTCATATTGCTCTTCAGTAATCTGAGTATATGGCTGTTGGGGATATGTATGATTTCCCATTGGAAGAAATGAAACTGCCTTTAACTGTCCCTCGTACATATGCAGTGCTGGAACAACATGCTTTGACTCTGTTTCCTTGTCAAATGAAAGTGTTACAGAAACACCATTGTCTGACCAGTACTTCTGAGCAGTTGCAGCAAGTGCAATCTTTTCAAATAATGTAACATCCTTTTCAGATCTTGGATGACCTGACTTGATTGGGAAGTAAACTACTGATGTGTTTGCTGATACTACGTCATCTTCAATTGTGTACCCCGCTGCTTTGAACAAGTGCATCATTGGGTCTGTGTTTCCAAAACGAACTGCACGAAGGAAAAAGTTTCCTCCAGGTCCCCAGTGAACTCCAGGAGTTGCACCAGAAAGAATTGAAACTGATCCTGATGGCTTAACTGTTGTTACACGAATTGATTCACGAACACATAGCCATTCTGAATATTGGTGATCATAGTGACGAATCTTGTTGTAGCCTTCATCCATCCATTCACGAACAATTGGCAAACCTTTTTGATCTGCAAATGATGCAATACCAGTAAGAGATGTACCAATACGACGATTGCGTTGCATAATACCGTTTGTTTGTGGCCAGTGTGTTGGAACAAGTGTTACAGTCTTTCCATACAAGTATGCAAACTTCAGGGTACGCAGGAAGTCTTCCTTAGATTCGTGACGATTTAGGTGCACTTCTACAAGTGTACATAATTCATATGATTCCAATGGCTGCTCCGCACAAGGGTTAAAGCCCATCACACGATAATCTTTCCCATCTGGCGCATCCTTTAGTCTGCCATAATTACGAGCAACATCAAGCCAGATAAAACCTGGTTCTCCATTTTCTGTAATTAAATCTACATAGTCTTCATACTTTGTTCCTACTTCTGCTGAAATAGAATTATTAGACATCCAAGCCCAACCTGGATTTTCTGGATCAAATGAGTTGCGCTCTGGGAACATCTCTGAGTTCTTTAGATTCATAAATGTTTCATCCCCTGCATTACCCAAAGCAAGAGTTGCTGATCTACGAACATTGCCTGATACAACGCAAGTACCAATAAGGTTTACTAAGTCTACAATGGCACGAGAATCTAGTGTTTCTCCGCCTCTGGAGCCGATTACACGGTCTATCTGGTCGTGCAACTTGATAAGAGGTGCAGGTCCTGATGCAACGCCTCCAAAGCCCTTGATAGGGGCTCCTAGGGGTCTGATCAAATCATAGTTAAATTTCTGAATACTCTGGTTTGCTCTTAAATATGAATTGATCAGAAGTCTAACTGATTCTACCCAACCTTCACGAGTGTCTGGGATTTCAAAGATCTCTTCTGGTTCTGTTGGGGTGTAGATTGAAAAATTCTTATCCTGTCCAACTGTATCAAACCCTACACCAATGCCAAGCATCAATGCATCCATAACCCAAGCAAACAAGGCTCCTGGATCATTCTTATCAAGGTCCTTTGTTGATACCATTGCACAGTTTTGTAGTGCTGCTGAGTTCTTCTTCTCCATAGTCATAGGAGTTCCAAATGCCCACATACCTCGGCCTGGTGGTGTCCACTTTAATTCAAACATTCTTTGGAATGCTTCTTGTGCTGACTTCTGAGCCTTGTAGTCATTCCACGGTAGGCGGTTTTCTTTAGCGTGATTCTTTTGAACTGAATACATACCCTCGATTACACGACGACAAACCTCATGCCATCTCTCTTTGGTTCCATCTTCCTTCATTCTTGAGTAAGTACGAATAAAAGTAATTTCTCCAAGTGAATTTTCTGCTGCATCTTTAAACCCAAATGGGCTTGCTTGGTTCTTGTACTTTTCTACGAAGTCCTCTGGAAGTTTAAAACTAAAAAAATCTGACATAATGTGTATCGTCCTTTCAAAAACGGATTAAGTGTTAATTATAGCAGAGTTTTATAAAAAGCAAAACTCTCCCTAAAGTTGTTATTTACAGTTAGTTTACAATGTTTGCCAGTGTAGGTATTTTCTGTAGTCTCCGTGACCAATAACATTTGAGTCAACCCACCAATCTTCGTGAAAAGATCTGTGAACTAAAGAGTATCCAAAAGAATCCAAGATTTCTCTTTGTGCATCTCTAATTGAATCATTTCTCCAATACATATTTGCATCGTGCTCAAAAGTAATTAAAGTAAATCTATACGTGTTTAGTGGAACTGCTATTAATCCTTGAAGTGTCCAATGACTATTTCCAACTGGCCTACCGTAATTATCATAACCAGCATCTATGTCTAATTGTAGATAGTCAATTTGTTTTGGAAAGTTGTTTTTTTCAAAGTAGTCTACATAGTTAAAGGCAAGAGCATCACCCATACAAGGGTTTTTTCTATTAGAATTAAATTCATCTCTCATAGACTCAACTATTTCAAATGAAACCCCAGTCCAGTCATAGTCTTGCTCTAACGAAAAAGTGTTATTACCATTGCTATAGTGTGCTGCACCCAACTCTACATAATATCCATTTTTCTTTTTATCTAAAATATCAATTACAAACTGTTCTTGCTGTGTTATGTTATGTATCATTTAAATAACTCTTTCTTTAGTCTTGTTGGAGAATCCTCTGTTCCACGTATAAAAACAGTAGAGAAGTATCTTATTGTATCATCTAGGACTGGCAGAGAGCCGTGGACTATGTGCCCCCCGTGTATATATAATGCATTTGCTTTTGGTTTAATTGTAATTTTTAGATCTGGATAATCTAACTCCCCGCCTAAATAGTCATCATTATAATACAAACAAAATCCATATCCTATGTAGTATGGCAAATCTGGAATCCACTGGTCTGCGTGGTGTTTAATAAAGTCACCTTTTTTATATCTTTGCAAATGTGTCTTTTCAGGATAGTAAGAATAGGACTCAAAAAGATTTCTCATCTTATCGTTTATTAAATCAAAAACATTTGTTGATTTAAAGTATAGGTTTTTTCCATACCAAAAATCTGGAGTTTTATTTTCATCCCTTGCTGCTTCATCAAACCAATCTTCTTCTGGAGTATTGTTGATTATAGTATAAACATCGGCAAGTTCTTGCTCTGTTAAAAATTCTTCTACTTCATATACATCATCATAAAGTTTATTTATTTTCATATTTCTCCAAATTATTTACCACTAAGTATGTGGTTTACCTCTATGTGATTTATATTTACATGCTTTGGTAACTCAGATACCCACCTAATGCACTCTGCCATATCTTCTGCTGTTAATGCAGCATTCTTTTTTTCTTCTTGTGTATCTATTGTACCTGGACAAATTTCAGTAATCTTAATTCCATATTCTGGAAACTCTAATCTCATAGTATCTACAAGAGCCATCATACCTCTTTTAGCGTTAGTATAGTTTCCTCCTGATCTATATGGAAACTTTCCACCCAAAGAACTAATAAAAATAATTGTAGGAGATTCTGACTTTTTCATAGAAGGAACAAATAGTTGTGAAAGATACATTGGACCAGATACATTTATATCATACGCTATTCTAAAGTTATCCATTGTTTCATTAATTATATGAGTAGGACCTGATCCTCCTCCTGCATTATTAACAAGCAAGTCAAGAGTTATGTCACTATACTTTTCGTGAAACCTTTTAATCTCATCAGCGCTAGTTATGTCCAGTCTATAAACTTCAACATTATCAGAAACTAAATTAATAACTTTAGACAAATCTCTAGAAACAGCAATAACCTTGTATCCGTTTTCAGATAAAAGTTTTACAGTGGCATAGCCAACGCCTTTACTGGCACCTGTAACTATTGCTGTTTTCACTTACATCCCCTGAGATTTGTTAAGATCCATTCCATTATGAATCCAGTGTGCAGGAACCATATATTTAAAACCAGACTTCACAATATGTGCTGTATGAAAGTATGGAGGAAATGCTGGGAATATGATAACGCTATTTGCTTTTGGTTTTAGTCCAAAATCAATTGCTTTATTTGCTACAGATATATCATAGTCTAAGTCTACTGCTGGTGCAGATCCTTTAGAGAATCCATCAGAACTTGTCCATCCACCATCATAATCCTTTAATTGAAAAGAGATTTCTCCCCCTTCGCAGTCATCATTTAGATACATTACGAGAGAGTATCTCAAAGTTTTGTCTCCGTCTAATTGATCAAAGTGTGCACCCATACCTGTTCCAGTGTTATATTTTTTTATATTAAAGGTTGGGAAAATTCTTGGTTCATCAAAATCTCCAATAGATGTAGCATAGTCTTTGCAAACATTATACAAAGTATTCATTATTGAATCATAAATATACTTGCTTTTTTCTCCTACTTCTCCTTCAAACTTGTTTATTGCATTAATATCAAATGTCTTTGTTTCGCCATAAATAAAACTTTTATCATTAGATGATGTCCAAGGGTTCCAAACATTTACCCCAGTTTCATTGTTTGAATCAAGGTAGTCTAACTCCTTTAGTGTTGACTGAAACTTATCAAAATTATCTATTGCATCTGTATAGTAATAAACCTTTGGGTCTAATATTTCTTTATTCATTTAACTCCTCCTAGTACCTATTGTTTTCATAATGATCTTTGTCTTTTATAAAACCTACAAGAACATATCTTGTTGGTCCTTCTGCTACATAGTTTACTCCATGCTCATACTCTTTATTCCCTGGAAAAAACAACATTGTTCCTGGCTTGGGCTTTAACTTTATATCCAAATTTGGGAAAAATAGTTCACCCTCTAAATAGTCATCATTTATATATACAATTGTAGCATATTTAATAGAGGGGTCTGTGTTTTGATCTGTGTGTGATTTTAACTCTACGCCTGGCTGCATTCTTTGAATTGTTGCAAGTCCACTTAAATGTAATGTTGAGTCTGAGTCAATTACCATTGAATTTAAAACCTCATACATTGGATGGTATATTTCATGATTAGATATATTAAAATTTTTATCTTTCCAGTTTTGTGTAATTTCAAACTTACCTTCAGCAACAAGGTTTTCTACATCATCTCTTCCAAATTTTTTCATACAAAATGTTTTTAAGTTAGCGTGGTATTCTACTTCCCAATCTTCTTGCGATGTACTATCTATAATACTGTTTAGAGTATTTAACTGATCTTTTGACAAAAAGTTTTCAACCGATATTAGTTCTGAGGTAATTTCTTCAAAAGAGTATCCGCTTTCTTTTAATTGTTTTTTAAAAGAATCAATCATTATCAACATCTTCTATCTTGTATTTATTTCCGTCTTTATCTAACTTGTATCCTTCTTTTAACAAGTCTTGCCACTCTGCTCTTTCAATCTCTTGCTGGGCTCTTGTTGCTTTCATTTCTGCAGCCCAAGCATCTCTTAATTCTTGTGGGTAAGCATCCTCTTCACGATCATCCCAGAAAGATCCGATGGTGTATCTTACTCCACTTTCAATCAAAGTTACTTCGTGCATATTGCTAAATCCCCCGTCAAATACGGCAAGCATTCCAACCTTTGGCTGAATCTCTATTTCTTGTCCTGGGAACTTTAATAGTCCGCCCTCAAAGTCATCATTTAAGTAAAGGAATCCAGCATATCTGCTTCTTGTAAATGCTCCAGACTTTCCTTCAGCATCTGTGTTGTCTGAGTGTATTCTTGCATATGCTCCAGGCTCCCACTTTTGTGTGTGATATCCAATTTTACAAATTGTTTTTGGATCAAGGTCGTGAACTGAAGCAATTGCTTCTGGCATTGCTTTTTCAATGT